ACAGCTACCTGCTGGATGAGCGGGTACTGAAGCTCGGCATGATCTGGCAGTGGAAGGCGCAGAAGGGCGGCGCCTATGCCGAGGACATGGGCACCTATGGCGACGCGCTGACCTACGCGATGGGCCATGACGGCCCGGCGCCGATCATCATCGGCCGCAAGTCGTCCTCGATGGCGACCAACATCGCCTACCCGTATCCGGTGCCGACCCCATGAGCCAGCATCAGGCTTTCCGCCGCCAGCCGGTGCCGCAGCAGATCGCGCAGCAGCTGCAGGCGATCACGCTTCCGGCGCCGACCCGCGGGATCATTTTGAATGAGAACGAGACCTACATGCAGCCCGGCGGCGCATTGATCTGTGACAACTGGATGCCGACCATGAAGGGCGTCAAGTTGCGCGGCGGCTGCGTGCGGTATTGCACGCTGCCGGAGACCACGCCGATCATCTCCGGGTTTGAGTTTGCCTCCGGCAACAACCAGCGCATGTTCGCGGCCAACGCCAGTAAACTGTACGACGTGACGTCGCCGACGCCGACACTGGTGAAGGCCGGGCAGCTGTCGGGCAACTACTGCGCCTCGCAAATGGCGAACGCCTCCGGCGACCACATGCTGGTGGTCAATGACGCGGGCGATTATCCGCTGCACTTCGACGGCACGAACTGGACCACGTTCAACGCCGGACAGATCACCGGGCCCGCGGGTACTTCGGTGGTCGCCGGGCACAACCTCACCTACGTCTGGAAATACCGGGGCCGCTTCTACTTCATCGAGGGCGGCACGATGAATGCGTACTACCTCGGGATCGATGCGTTTCAGGGCGCGCTGTCGCTGATCCCGCTGGCAGGCGCCGCGACCCATGGCGGCAAGCTGCTGTTTGGCGCGTCGTGGTCGGTCGATGCGGGCGACGGCATCGACGACAAATGCGTGTTCGTCACCGACCTCGGCGAACTCTTGATCTTCACCGGCTCCAATCCGGCGGACGCCAGCAATTGGTCGCAGGAGGGTCGCTACGAGGTCTCGGCCCCGATGGGCATGAACGCCCATATCGGCGTCGGCGGTGACCTCCTGATCATGACGGTGGACGGCATCGTGCCGACCTCGGGTGCGATCACCAAGGACCGCACCGAACTCGAACTGGCGGCGATCACCCGCACCATCAAGCCGATGTGGCGCGACGAAGTGAATGCCAAGCGGGCCTCGCCGTGGACCATCAAGAAATGGGACGAGTACGGCGGCATCTTCGTGACGTGGCCGGGCGGCAATGTCGGCAATCAATATTGCGCCGTGGTCAACTCCGCGACCGGCGCGTGGGCCCGCTTCCTCGGCTGGGATGCGACCTGCTTCATGCGGATGCGCGGCGATCTGTTCTTTGGCACCCAGAACGGCATCGTGATGCAGGCCGACCGCACCGGCTACGACGACGGCAAGCCGTATGTCGCGACCTTGGTGGGCGGCTGGGAAATGTTTCAGTCGCCGCCCAACACCATCACATGGCGGCAGGCCCGCGCCTCGTTCTCGGCCTCCAACGCCGAGCCGTTCCAGCCGCAGCTGTCGGCGACCGCCGACTACATCATCACACTGCCGCCACCGCCGCCCGCCGGGCCCGACCCCGGGCTGGGCGACGTCTGGGACGAGGGCCTGTGGGACGTCATGAAGTGGGATCAGTCCGCGCCCGCCAAGCCGGTAGTGCGCAACACCGGCTGGGTCTCGATCGGCGTCACCGGCTACTCGCACGCGCCCGTGGTGCAGGTCACTGTCGGGCAGCAGGCCAATCCCAATGTCGAGCTGATTTCAATTTCGGCGGTGTACGACCGCCTCGGTGTCAACGTCTGAGAGGCAAAGCGATGGCCTACGACGAGATCGGAGCATTGGGCGGGCTGTTCGCTCCGGCTTACATTCACGGCGATCCGGTGTCCGAGGCCGCGGTCGCGCGCTGGAATGCGGCACACCTGCTGTCGCGGCCGACCTCGGACAGCAATTTCAATCCCTTCGGCGGTCAAGCGTCGTCTCCATCCTCGTCCTTGTCGGGCGCCCCGCCGTCGCAGCGGGACGCCATCGCGTGGCAGCTGATGCAGAACAGCCCCGGGGGGGCGCAGGGGGGTGCCAGTGGTGCGGGTGGCCTCGGCGGGCTCGGCGGCGTCGGCCCCTCCACGGGGCCCGCGCCGGGCTCCAGCGCACCTTCTGTTGCGGCCCCCTCTGCCCCTTCTGTTGCGGCACCGTCGGTCGCAGCGCCGTCGACTGCAGCACCGCCCAGCCAGCAGGATACCACGTCGACGCCCAGCACCCCCAGCTCGGTCGCCGATGAGGCGACGCCAGCTGGATTTAACGCGGCCTTCAGCGGCTTTACCGAAGCGGCGCCCGGTGTGACGGTGTCGATGGGCCCGGTGGGGACGCCGTATGGCTATGACGCCGCGGCGGTCGATGCCTTCGGCAATATTTCCGATCAGGGTGGCCTTGTCGGGACCACGTCGCAATCGATCGGACCGCAGGGACAACTCGGGCCAGCCGTGGCCGTCTCGCCCAACGTCGGCCTCGCGACCGAGGCCGACGAGGCGCAGGCGGCGGGCCACAACACGGCCAGCACCAACGAGGCGGCGCAGGCCGCACAGAATGCCGCCGAAGCGGCAGCAGCCGCCCCGGCCGCGCCTGCGGCACCCGCGGCGCCTGCGGCACCCGCCGCGCCCGGCACACCCACCGACGCCCAGATGGCGGCGGCGCAGGCCGCCATTGCGCAGGGCAAGGGGACCAACCTCGCGGCGCAGATGGCGACGCCGATGATGAGCAACATGGATGTCGCCAACCAGAACCTCGCGCAGGCGGTCGACGATGCGCTCGGCTCGATTGCGCCGGGCACGCCCGCCGAGGCTCCGTCCGGCACCTCGCTCGGCAGCGGCTACGGCTACGGCGCGCCGGGCTTCGGCGCCATTGGCTTGGGCGATGTCGGCGCGCCCGGCCAAGGCGTGGATGGTTTCGGCGCGGGGGCCACCGGCATCGCGGGCGTGTCCGGCGACGATGGCGGTATCGGCAGCGGCGAGGGCATCGGCGGCCTCGGCGGCTTCGGCGGTGCGCCGAGCGGCATTGGCACGGGCGCGATTGGCGCGCCCGGGGCCGACGCGGCGACGGGGCCAAGCGGCTTCTCAGGCGACGCGAGCGCGACCGCCAACCTCGGCGGCTACGGCATCGGCATCGGCAGCGCGGCCGATGCGGCGGCGGTCGCTGCCGCCGCGGATGCCGCCGCAGCAGCCGCGGCGAGCGAGGGTGAGGGCGACGGTGAGGGTGAAGGCGGCGACGGTGGCGGCTGGTGATGCTCGACTACGTCTACGGCCACGACGAGCTGGTGGCGCACTTCGTGGCGACGTTGATCCCGCATTGCCGCCGCGGCTTTGGTCCGAACGCCAAGGCGATCGGCATCATCGAGGACGGCAGCCTGATCGCTGGCATCGTCTATCACAACTACGATCCCGAGGCCGAGATCATCGAGATCTCGGGCGCGGCGCTGCCGAAGAAAAACTGGCTGACGCGCGCCACGCTGGCGGTGATGTACGGCTATCCGTTCCTGCAATGCGGCTGCCAGATGGTGGTGCAGCGAACGCCCGCCGACGACGAGCGGCTGCTCGGCATCCTTGCGCGCTACAATTTCGCCTTTGTGAAAATCCCGCGGTTATTTGGTCGCGACCGCGACGGCGTGGCCTGTCTGCTGACCTACGAGGACTGGATCAACAACCGCTTCAACCAACGGCTCAAGCGTCAGCTCGACGACGCGATGAAGGAGGCCGCGTGATGCCGCTCTATGCTCCCGCTCCCAACCCCCAGCGCGACGCGATCACGCAGGCGCTGATGAACGTGGCGAACCCGCCGCCGCGCACCGCGCCGCCGCAGATGCCACAGCAAGCGGGCTCGCCGTTTCCGCAATTGCCGCAGATGCCGCCGCTGGCCCCGGGCACGCCCGGCCTGCCGCCGCAAAGCATGACGCCGATGCCACAGGCGCCGCTCGGCGGCGCGCAGCCGCAGACGCCGATGCCGCAACCGATGACGGGACCACAAGGATACTGAGATGGGCAAGCCCGACGCACCGACGCCGCCCAACCCGATCCAGACCGCGGGGCTCGCCACCGGCACCAACGTCTCGACGGCGATTGCGAATGCGTTCCTGAACAACACCAACCAAGTCACGCCGACCGGCTCGCTCGACTACAACCAGAGCGGCTCCTACAGCTGGACCGACCCGACCACCGGCTCGACCTATCAGGTGCCGCGGTTCACCGCGACGCAGACGCTGACGCCGATGGGGCAGGCGATCCAAGGCCAAGATCTGGCCGCGCAGTATAATCTGGCTGGCATGGCCAACGCGCAGTCGGGCAAGGTCGCCAATTTGCTCTCGACGCCGTTCAGTCCCGGCACCAGCGCGCCCGCGGCGGGCGACGCCAGCGCGATTTCCGGCATCCCGGCGGCGCAGACCTCGTTCAACGCGGGCGGCCCGATCCAGTCGAGCCTGAACCTGACCGGCGCCGCCGATCCCAACAACATCGCGCAGAGCTACGGCACCGACCCGAGCTTCTCGACGGCGGCGGTGCAGCAGGCGCTGATGGGGCAGCTGCAGCCGCAGCTCGACCTGCAGAAGCAGCAACTGCAGCAGCAGCTGGCGGATCAGGGCATCCGCTACGGCAGCGACGCCTACAACAACGCGATGATGCCGTTCAACCAGCAAGAGAACAATGCGTGGATGCAGGCGATCACGGGCGCCACCGGGCAGCAGGCGCAGCAGATGCAGATGGCGGGGGCGCGGGCGGCGTTTCAGAACACCGCGCAGCAGCAGGCCTACGACCAGCTGGTCGGCGCGGGCACCTTTGTCAATCAGGCGCAGAGCCAGCAGTTTCAGCAGGGCGCAGCGCAGGGCACCTTCGCCAACGCAGGCTTGGCGCAGCAGCTGCAGCAGCAGCAGGCCGCCTTCAACGCGCAGCAGGCGCAGCGCGCCTCCTACATGCAGGAGCAGTACGCCCAGCGCAACCAGCCGATCAACGAGATCACCTCGCTGTTGTCAGGCTCGCAGGTCAGCCAGCCCAACTTCGTCAACACGCCAGGCTCGCAGATCCCGACCACCGACGTCGCGGGCCTGATCAACAACAATTTTTCGCAGCAGATGAGCGCCTACCAGCAGCAGAGCCAGAATTACAACTCGCTGATGGGCGGCATCCTCGGGCTCGGCGCGGGGGCGCTGAAGGCCTCCGACCGCCGCATGAAGCGGGACATCGACAAGATCGCCACCGTGTTCGCCGCCGACGCCGACGACGCGCCGAAGAAGCTGCCGATCTATTCCTACTCCTACAAGGACGATCCAGTCGCGGCGCGCCACATCGGGCCGATGGCGCAGGACGTCGAAAAAATTACGCCTGACGCCGTCCGCACTATCGGCGGCCGGAAGTACATCAAGCCCGACCATGTCATGGGTTCAATTCTGAGGGCCGCGTGATGGCAGACACCGACACCAGCAGCAATCCGTTCGCCGGGATGTTTTCATTTCTGGCCAATGACCCGGGGGGCGGCGGCGCCTTGAGTTACCCGGCGATGGAGGCGCGGCGCAAGATCGCGCTGCAGATGATCGCCAACAGCTCGAAGAAGGGCTACCCGAAAACCCTTGGCGAGGGCCTGACGGCGATCGGCGATGCGATTGGTGAACGTGGCGCGCTGGCCCGGCTGGCGCAGCAGGAGGCCGCCTACCAGAAGCTGGCGAGCGCCACGGCGACCGATGCGGTGCCCGGCGAGGCGCGGCCGACACGGACCAGCGACGCGGGTCCGATCGTCGAGCCGGACGAGGACAAGCCGGTTGGCCCGGTCGCTGACCTCGCCTCGGCGCCGCCGGTTCAGCCATCCGCGAGCACCCCGCCGGATGTGGCTGCGGATGTCCAGCAGCCGCCGATCGTGCCGCCGCAGACGGCGGCGGTTGTGCCATCGGTACTGCCGCCTACGCGCGCGTTGTCGGAGCCCGGTGCCGGTCCACCCACCGATGCGGAGCGTGCGACGGGGCTCCAGATGCTGAAGACGGCCATGACCGGCGCCCGGCCTGCCGCGTTGCAGAGTGGCCCTTTGCCGACCGATGCGCCGCCGCTTGCGGGCGCCAGTCCTACCGTGCGCGATGCCATTGCAAGGCAGCTGACGGTCCCGGGGGTGCCGCAGCCAAACCCTACGTCAGCGGGGCCGACAGCCCCGGCGACTATTCCTTCAACCCCTATGCAGGCTGGTTCGCCCCCTGAGGCGGCGGGCAACCGTCCCATCATGTCCGATATTCCGCCCGCCGCGCCTGTGCCGGTGCCCGGCGCGCAGATGGCGCAGGCCGCGCCGCCCGTGCCGCAGCGGCTAGCGCCCGCGCCGCGCATCCCGCTGCCGACCGACGTACCGATGTCGGAGGACGAAAAGCGCGGCTACCAGCTGCGCGCCAAGGCGCTGGCGCTGGGTGATCCGTATCTGCAGCAGCAGGCCGATGGCCTGATCAAGTACGGCGCCGACCAGCGCAAGCAGCAGTACGACGCCATCCTGCAGGACTATCGCGACCAGATGCTGGAGCGCCGAACGCGGCAGACCGCCGAGGAAGCATTCGCGCGCACCCAGAGCACGCCAGAACATGCGTTGGCTGTGAAGACCGCGGCCGAGGAGCTGGCGAAGGTGCAGAATGAAAACCGCCTGCGCGCGCAATTCGGCAACCTGCCCCCGGCCGAAGTGTTCAAGCAGGTTGATGCCAGCCGCGCACTGGCGAAGGGCGCGCAGCAGGCGCTGGTGGCGTCGCAGACGGCGATGGACGCCTTCAACAAGGGCGCGATCACCGGCACGGGCGCCAACCAGCGGCTCGATGCCGCCAAGCTGTTCACCGCCTTGGGCCTCGTCGACAAGCACGACGTGATTGCCAACACCGAGACGTTCCGGAACGCGATGCAGCCGGTGGTCGCCTCGATCCTGCACCAGACCTCGGGCACGTCGCAGCTGTCGGAAGGCGAGCTGCGGTTTGCCCAGAAGGCGGCGGCGGGCGACATCACGCTCGATCCGGCGTCGATCCGCGAATTGATGCGGATCATCGACAAGCGGTCGAACGAGGTGATCCGGGACCACCAGACGCTGACCGGTGCGCTGTTTGGCGACAACCCGCAGGCCAAGGCGATGTACGGCATCGAGGCGCCGCCCAAGAGCCAAGACGCGCAGGCGAGGGAGTGGCTGCAGGCCAATCCGAATGATCCGCGCGCGCCCGCGATCCGGCGTCGGCTGGGGATACCGTGATGCCGTTCGACCCCGATCAGTATCTGCAGCAACCGCCGCCCGCGCAGGCACCGGGAGGGTTTGACCCGGATGTGTTCATCAGCGGCGCGCCTCCAGTCCCCGGCCTCGCGCCCGCCGCGCCGCCGCCGGACAAGTACCAGCAGGCCGCCATCGCCGAACGCGACCGATTGCAGCAGGCGGGCGTGCCGCTGCCGGAGGGTTACACGCGCCGCCTGATGTCGGGACCGCTACTGGGTTGGGGCGACGAGATCGGCGCCGCCATGATGACGCCGTTCGAGATGGCACGGCAGGGCACGCTCAACCCGGCCGAGGGCTACCGCTACGCCAAGGCGCGCGAGACGCTGGCGGATCAGGCGGCGCAGGAAAAGACCGGCACGCTGGGTGACGTCACGGAGCTGGCGGGCGGGCTGGCGACGCTGCCCGGCAATGTCTTCGGGCGCGAGGCCGCAGCGGCGCTCGGTGGTGGCGGCAGGGGCGTGCTCCCGGCGGTCGCACGCATGGCGGGCTACGGCGCCGAGGCGGGCACGCTGGGGGCCGTACAGGGCGCGGGCACCGCGCCTACGGTTGAGGACATCCCGCGCAACGCATTGATGGGCGGCGTGCTCAGTGGCGCCATGGGCGCGCCGTTTGGTGCATTCGCAAATGTTGCGAGGCGCTCGACCGCGGCGGTGCCGACCCAGTCGGAATTGTTTGGGTTGGGCGCGCGCGACTACAAGGCGCGGGACAAACTGCCGGTCTCCTATGATCTTGAGCACGTGGCTGATAGGCTGACTGACGTCGGTCAGGCCACGAGGAACAAGTATGGACGAGACACCCCACAAACCGTTGGCACGCTCCGCGACCTTGCCGACGAGGCCTATGCCGACGTCGCCCGCGCCCGCGCCCAGAACCCCAATCCTCAAAACCCCGTCGCCGCCCCCGGCCAAACCGGCGCCCCCAACCCATGGCAGGCTGTCGCCACCCCGCGAGACATCGCTAGTCTACGGCGCGAAATATACGAGGGAGGCGCAGCTGGCTCTGGCACGGACGCCCGCGCAGGCACCATTGCCTCGAAAGTCATTGATCGCGTTCTTACGCGACCTGATCCCGCGTCGCTGGCGGCGGGGACCAGCATGCGAGACGCTGCAGCCGCAGCCATGCTCGATGCCAGAGGGCGTGGAAATTTTGCCGCCGGATACCGCGACACGGCTGTCCGCGAGGCCATCGACAAGTCGGTTGCCCAAGCCGCCGGACAGCATTCCGGCCTTAACTTTGAAAACATCCTGCGACAGAACCTCCGAGCTGCTCGACAGAAGGAGGCCTTCGGCACTCTCAATGCTGACGAAGAAGCCGCTCTCGAAACCCTGATCCACGGCACCGTCAAGGCCAACGCCATCCGCGAGACCGGCAACATGCTGGGTGGCGGCGGCGGCCTCGGCCGCATGGTGGCGATGGGCGGCGGCGGCATCGGCGGCGCCGCGACGGCCTATGTGACCGGCAATGATCCACTGGCAGGCGCGCTGCTGGGTGTGGCTGCGGGCACGACAGGCCGTGGCCTGCGCACCTACGGCAATGCGCGTGCGCGCGCGGGCGTCGAAGCCTTTTCCGATCAAGTCCGCCGACGCTCGCCGGAATATGTCAGCCGGGCGGCATCGGCGCCGATGGCGATCGGGCCCGGGTTGGCGTCGCCGGTCGCGCGCGGCCTGCGCACCGGGCTGACGACCGCGGGCGATGGCGGCGTGCGCGACGCGATTGCCAACTCGCTGCTCACCAACACCACCGGCCAGCCGCTGAAGCGGATCTACATCACCAAGCCTGACGAGGAGCAGCCGTAATGCCGCGCGACGGTTCACAGATCTATCATGTGCCGCCGGGCACGCAGGGCATCCCTGACACCACGGTCGCGAGCACGCCGTACAACGCCTTCCTCGCCGACGTCGAGCAGGACGCCAACCTGCCGCGCCCGGTGGTGGCCGGTGGCACGGGCGCCACCAACAAAGCCGACGCGATGACCAACCTCGGCGGCGAACTGTCCGCGCAGGTGATCGCCAACTACAACGCCGACCCGTTCCAAGCGGGCTCGTTCTACTCGGCGGCGGGCGCCACCGGGGCGCCGACCGCGAACGCCTTCACCGGCATCTGCTACGCCGCGGTGATCACCGGCGTCGCCACCACCGACCTGTTCATCGAGGCGCGCGATCAGACGACCGGCAATCTGTGGGTGCGGCAGAAGAAGGCCAACGTCTGGCAGCCGTGGGTGCAGGCTGCCGGTATCGCCACCAGCTCGACGCCACCGGCCAGCGTGCCGCCGAACACGCTGTGGTGGGATCCGACCCGCGGCAAACTGTTCATCTACTACCAAGACGTCGACAGCTCGCAGTGGGTCGAGGCGGTGGCGGTGCCGAACCTCAATCCCAATCAGTTCGTGCTGGTTGCAGGTGGCACCATGACCGGGCCGCTGATCCTGTCCGGTGATCCAACCGTGGGTCTCGGCGCTGGTACCAAGCAATATATCGACGCCGGGGATGCGGCGACTGTCGCTGCCGCTACTGCCGCCGCGGTGCTGCAGGGTTATCTGTTCGGGCTGACCATGAGCACCGCGGGCGCGTCCGCAACGCTGAGCGTCGGCGCGGGCGCCGCTACCGACAGCACCGGCGCGCGGCTGATGAAGCTCGCCGCAGCGATGGCGAAGACCACCGGCGCGTGGGCGGCAGGCAATGGCGCAGGCGGTCTCGACACCGGCACGATTGCCGCGAACACTTGGTATCACTGGTACCTGATCTTCAACCTGACAACTTCGGCGGTTGATCTGGTGTTCTCAGCCACCGCGACACCGGCGAGCGGCCCGACGGCGAAGCCCGCGGGCTTCACCCTGTTCCGGCGCCTCGGCGCGATGAAGACCAACGCCTCGTCACAGTGGACCGGGTTTGTGCAGACCGGCAACAAGTTCATGTGGTCCGCGCCTGTGCTCGATGTCAACGCAACCAACCCCGGCACGGCGGCGGTGACGCGAACCTTGTCGACGCCATCAGGCATTATCACGGAGGCCATTATTTTTGCAGTCGGCGGCGCCTCTAGCACATCGGCAGATCACCCCGCCGCAATCTATATTAGTGACTTGGCTCTCTCCGATGTGGCTGCACTCATGGCCGGGGCTGGCAGCTTTGCAATCTATCTGCAGGGGGGCGGACCTACTGTGGCAATCTACGCTGGCGGGACGTGTCAGGTGAACACCAACACCAGCTCGCAGGTCAGGTCGCGGCTGCAACTCAGTGCCGCGGGCACCGCTCTGCAGATGACGACGCTCGGTTGGAATGACACGCGCGGGAGGGACGCATAATGGCACTCACCCCGCTCAACTTCCCCAACGCGCCCACCATCGGCCAGACTTATCCGAGCCCACCGGTGACGGGGCAGCCGACCTACACATGGGACGGCGCCGACTGGATCTCGCAGTTTGCGCTCGGCATAGCCTACGTACCGCTCGACGGCTCGCAGCCGATGACGGGATTGCTGACGCTGTCGGGCGATCCGACCGCAGCGCTGCAGGCGGGCACCAAGCAATACATCGACGGCGGCGATGCCGCGGCGATTGCGCTCGCCACCGGCGCGATGCAGGGCCACCTGTTCGGGCTGACCATGAGCACCGCGGGCGCCTCGGCGACGCTCACCGTGGCGCCGGGCGCGGCCTGCGACAGCACCGGCGTGCGTCTTTTGAAACTTGCGGCAACGATGGCGAAGACCACCGCGGCGTGGGCCGCGGGCGGGCCAGCCGGTGGCCTCGACACTGGGGTCATTGCGGCAAGCACCACCTATCACTGGTTCCTGATTGGTAATCCAACATCTGGCGCGGTCGATCTGGTGTTCTCGGCCACCACGACGCCGCAGAACGGTCCGACGCTGATGCCCGCGGGCTTCACCCTGTTCCGGCGCATCGGCTCGATCATGACCAATGCTTCGTCGCAGTGGGTCAAATTCTGGCAGAACGGCGACGAGTTTTTATTGGACGCGCCCACCACACAACTCAACGCCTACACCGGCGTGACGAACGTGCCGCTGGCGGTGACGGTCGGTGTCCCTTTTGGGATCGTAGTCAACGCATTGTTTTGCTACAGCGGGACCAACACTGCTGCCAATAGCGCAGCTTTTGTGGCGTACTCTCCTGCCGGTGCGGCGCAAGCGGTCGCTGGTGGTAATTTTGATATCATCATACAGGCAATCAACAGCATAATAGGTACCACGGTCAACGTTCGCACCAACACGTCTGCGCAGGTGATGTTGGTGTCGAATGCAGCGAGTAATAACCAAGTTTATCTAGCTACTTATGGTTGGATCGACAGCCGCGGGAGGCTGAACTGACCGCGCTGGCGATCGTGCTGCATCTGATCGTGCTGCACACCGTCGACGGCCATGAGGTCAGTATCAATCCGAAGCAGGTCACCAGCCTGCACGCGGCCAAGGACGATCAGGCGAACAAGCACTACGTCGAGGACGCGCGCTGCATCATCAGCCTGACCGACGGCAAGTTCGTCACCGTAATCGAGCGCTGCGACGCCGTGCGGAAACTGTTGGAGGGCGCGCCATG